ACTCTTGCAATCCCAATGTACCACGAAGAAATAGAATTTGCTATTCGTATTCTTAGTGGCTTATGCTCCGTAACTGCTGGGGCTTTTACAATAGTAGCAATGTATAAAAAAATAAAGAAGTACAATGGAAACAACAATCTTTGAAACACTTACCGACTACGGTGTACTTGGTATTGTATGTATTGCGATGGGATGGATGCTGTACAAGTATTGGAAGAAAGACCAGCAAGAAAAGAAAAGATTGATTGATAGGTTGGAAGAATGTAACGATAAGATTAAAGAGTATGCGGATAACGAAAGAAGGGATTGATTTGATTAAGAAGTATGAGGGATTTTCTAAGGTACCTTACTTATGTCCTGCTGGTGTTCCTACCATTGGTTTTGGTAGTACTTTTTACCCAGATGGTAAGAAAGTTACTATCGTTGATAAACCGATATCTGAGCAACAAGCGACACAAATGTTGATACTTGTAGTGGATAACTTTGCTATTAAAGTCACCAAGCTACTTTCAAAACAACTTTCAGAAAATCAATTCAATGCTATTGTTTCTTTTGCCTACAATGTAGGTGTTGGAGCATTTTCAAAATCAACATTGCTAAAAAAAATCAATGCCAATCCCAGCGACAAAACTATCCGTGATGAATTCTTGAAGTGGAATAAAGCAGGAGGAAAAGTTCTTAACGGACTTGTGAAGCGTAGGTTGGAGGAAAGTGATTTGTACTTTACAGCATGACACAACAACAGCTTGATAGAAGGGTTATCGTATTCATGATTAGTGCTTTCCTTCTTATGTTCTTGATTGTTTCTTTAAGAGATGAAAAGTGCAAGTGTGAAGACAACATTGTGTACTCTACGGATACCGTGCGTTTGACAGAGCTAAGAATTGATACTCTTATCCGGACTCAAATCAAAGAAAAAAGAATCTATGAAAAAGATATTGATACAATTTATCTTCTTACTCCTGCTGAGCTTTCAAGGGAGTGAATAATCAATTCGCAAAATCTGGTGAGGATAGTTACTCCATCTGGCTGTACAAAGGCGGAAAAAACTGTCATCATCGCTGGGTCCGTGAGATATACAAGCGCAAAAGAGTCAAAGGAAGGTTCCTTCCAAACGAGGGTCTTGATAATGATGAAATAATTTCAGCAGTTAGAGCGCTTGAAGATGGAGTTGCGTTCAAAGATTTGAAAATGGGTTGGGCAAAAGCTTCAACACCAACAATAGACTTACAATAAAAATAAAAAACAATGGCACTACCAACAGAAGTTCTGTTCATTACAGACGAATACATAAAGAAGTACACTAATGTCAATCACTCAGTAGAAGCTTCTATTATCAAACCATGTATCTATCTTGCACAAGACAAGGAGATTACTAACTGGCTTGGTACAAAGTTAATGGACAAGTTGAAAATGGATATTGAATTGAATACTTTGACTGGTGACTACGAGTACTTGATGGACACTTATGTGAGAAAAGCAACACTGTGGTGGGTCATGGTAGAGCTTTATCCTTCATTGCTCTATAAGTTAAACAACGGAAGTGTTGTAACACGAGAGAGTGATAGTTCAAGAACGATTAGCAAAGTAGAACTGGAAGCGTTGAGAGATAACGCTCGCGCGAATGCAATTTACTATACCTCTCGTATGGTTGATTACCTTTGTGCAAACAGCAGTCTATTTCCAGAGTACACAACAACATCGTACCCAGACATTGCTCCTGCTATGAATGTACATGGAGATACGACAGTGGTTTTTAGTAGCGGATATCGTAATCAAAGAACACCATGGACAATAAGAAAGATGCTGGACAATCCAAACGTATCTATGTAAAGCAAGACGTTTATGCTAAGAAGTTGAAAGACTATCTTGAAAAGAAAAAACTGAACGAACCGAAAAAATGAAACACGAATCAAACATGATAGTTGAAGGAGTTGTCGGAACGATTGCTTCCGTTACTCTTGCAATCCCAATGTACCACGAAGAAATAGAATTTGCTATTCGTATTCTTAGTGGCTTATGCTCCGTAACTGCTGGGGCTTTTACAATAGTAGCAATGTATAAAAAAATAAAGAAGT